TGGATGGTGGGAAACCCCGGCGCTGTAGCCGCGCTGCTTCACACGCAGAGCGAACTGCGGACCAAGAGTCGTGATCTGGTGCGCCGCAATGCCTGGGCCAATGCGGCTCTGGAATCCTATGTGGCGAACGCCATCGGAACGGGTATCAAGCCGCAGTCGATGGTGCAGACCGGAGAACAGCGTGAAGCGATCCAAAGCCTGTGGCGCGAATGGGCGGTTGAGGCCGACGCGGCCGGGCTGACGGACTTCTACGGTCTGCAGGCGCTGGCCTGTCGCGCGATGCTCGAAGGAGGTGAGGCCATCGTGCGGCTGCGCTACCGCCGACCTGAAGACGGTTTGCCGGTGGCGCTGCAGATTCAGGTGCTGGAGGCCGAGCACCTTCCTGTCACGCTGAACACCACGGCCGACAACGGCAACGTCATTCGTGCCGGGATCGAGTTCGACCGCTTGGGTCGACGGGTGGCCTACCACCTCTATCGCTCGCATCCGGAAGACGGAATGCTGGCGCCGATGTCAAGCGATGGTGGACTGACTACGGTCCGCGTGGATGCATCCGAAGTGATGCATCTGTTTCGTCCGATGCGCCCTGGGCAGATCCGGGGCGAGCCGTGGCTCGCACGGGCGCTGGTCAAGCTCAACGAACTCGACCAGTACGACGATGCCGAACTGGTTCGCAAGAAGACCGCCGCGATGTTCGCTGGCTTCGTGACGCGGCTCGCGCCCGAAGACAGCCTCCTGGGTGAAGGCCTTGCCGACAGCAACGGTGTGGCGCTCGCGGGCCTTGAGCCCGGCACCATGCAGATCCTGGAGCCCGGGGAGGACATCAAGTTCTCTCAGCCCGCTGACGTTGGTGGTTCCTACTCCGAGTTCCTGCGCATGCAATTCCGCGCCGTGGCGGCTGCCATGGGCGTGACCTACGAGCAACTGACAGGGGATCTCACCCAGGTCAACTACTCGTCGATCCGGGCCGGACTGCTTGAGTTTCGCCGTCGAGTGGAGTCTTTGCAGCATGGCGTGATCGTCCACCAACTGTGCCGTCCCATCTGGCAAGCGTGGATGGCCCAAGCCGTTCTCGAAGGCGCGCTGGAATTGCCCGGCTTCGCACGTGGTGGGGTGGCCAAGCGCCGCGCCTATCAAGCCGTCAAGTGGATTCCCCAGGGCTGGCAGTGGGTCGATCCGCTGAAGGAAGCCGATGCGATGAAGGCCGCGATTCGCTCCGGTTTGATGAGTCGGTCAGAGGCGATCTCGGCCAACGGATACGACGCCGAGGACGTCGACCGGGAAATCGCGGCGGACAACGCGAGGGCTGACGGGCTCGGGCTCGTCTTCGACTCTGACCCGCGCCATGAACTGCCGACTCCGGTGGTTCCTACCGAACCGCCTCCCCAAGGGAATTGAGATGCAGCTACATCACTTGGCGTCCCGGTTGTACGGGACGCCGCTCCTCGTTGCGCGCTCGAAGCTGGACATCATCCTGTCCGTGCTGGGCGAGCGCATTCACTGGCCTGAGCCCCAGTCGGCACTACCGACCCCGGTCACCCGCAATCAGTCGGTCGCGCCCACCGGTATCGCCGTGGTCCCGGTCTACGGAACACTGGTACGTCGCTCGCTCGGCCTGGACGCGGCATCTGGACTGGCGTCGTACTCCGAGCTGGGTGCCATGCTTGATGCGGCCGCTGCCGATCCTGCCGTGTCCGGCATCTTGCTCGACATCGATTCACCAGGCGGTGAGGCAGGCGGCGTGTTCGAACTTGCTCAGCGAGTCCGCGCAGCCGATGCCGTCAAACCTGTCTGGGCAATCGCCTCCGACTCCGCGTACTCGGCGGCCTATGCCATCGCGTGTGCCGCATCTCGCGTCTACGTCACGCAGACCGGCGGCGTCGGTTCGATCGGTGTCATCGCCATGCACGTCGACCAGTCTGCGCGGGATGCTCAGGCGGGCTACCGCTACACGGCGATCACCGCCGGTGACCAGAAGAACGACTTTTCGCCACACCAGCCCCTCGACAAGGAAGCGTCCGCGCGTCTGCAAAGCGAGGTGGACCGTCTCTACGGGATCTTCATTGACCACGTCGCCGCGATGCGGGGACTGGAGCCGCGCTTTGTGCGGTCGACCCAGGCCGGCCTCTATTTCGGCCCCGACGCAGTAGCGGCAGGCCTGGCAGATGTCCTCGGTGGCTTTGATGCTGCCGTGAACGACTTCACCACGTTTCTCTCGGCTCGTCGTGTGCGGAACGCGGCGACCCACAGCCTGTCCGCTTCCGCAAATTCACCACCCAAGCCCCCCAGAAAGGAAGTTCACATGAACGCAGAAGACCCTGACACCGGCACCGATCCCGCAAACCCGAATCCGTCGGTTGCACCTGATGCGCCGCCAGCCGCACCGGAGTCTGAAAAGGACTCCGACGTCGGGTTGGAGGACGCGGTGAACGCGGCAACCAAGGCGGCCCGCGCTGATGCGGTCGCGATCGCCGAGCTTTGCCAACTGGCGGGCCAGCCGCAGCGCACAGCGGCCTTCCTCGCCGAAGGCGCCAGTGAAGGACAGGTGCGTCGGTCACTGTTGGCATCCCGTGCCGACAGCCCGGAAATCTCTTCGGTGATCCACCCGGACGCAGCTGCCAAGGCGGCATCGGCCGATCAGAACCCCCTCATCAAAGCCGTCAAGAAACTCACTGGAAAGGACTGACCCATGCCTGCTCTGAACGAACCCCTCAATCTCGGCGACCTCCTCAAGTACGAAGAGGATTGCCTCAACTACTCGCGTGACCAGGTCACGGTGGCATCAGGTCAGAACTTGGAGCTCGGCGCTGTGGTGGGCCGCGTCGTGGCGACCGCCAAGGTCAAGCGCTTCGATCCCGCCGCAGCCGATGGCACCGAGCACCCCGCAGGCATTTTGCTGGGCGCATGCAATGCCTCGCTGATCGAACGCGACGACGCTGTCCTGCTCGCGCGTCACGCCGTCGTCGCAAGGCATGCCGTCGTCTGGCCGACCGGCATCACCGCCGAGCAGAAGACTGCTGCCACTGCAGCACTCGAAGCGCGCGGCATCCTCATCCGCCAATCCGCCTGATCGATCTACCAAAGGAACTTGTCCATGAACAATCCGTTCAACACCCCGGCCTTCGCGATGGCGGCGCTGACGTCCGCCATCAACATCATTCCCAATCGCTACGGTCGCATGGAGGCGCTGAACCTCTTTCCGATCAAACCGGTGCGCACCCGCCAGGTGATCGTCGAAGAGCAGAACGGCGTGCTCAATCTGCTGCCCACGATGCCGCCCGGTGCCCCGGGCACCGTCGGCACCCGTGGCAAGCGCAAGGTGCGCTCCTTCGTGATCCCGCACATCCCGCATGACGATGTGGTGTTGCCCGAGGAAGTCCAGGGCATTCGGTCGTTCGGCTCTGAAACCGAGATGGAGTCGGTCGCGGGCGTCATGGCACGTCACCTGGAGACCATGCGCAACAAGCACGCCATCACGCTGGAGCACCTTCGCATGGGCGCTTTGAAGGGCGTGATCCTCGACGCCGATGGCTCGGTGATCTACGACCTCTACGACGAGTTCGACATCACCCCGGCTGCGGTGAGCTTCGATCTGGCCAATGCCAGCGCGAACGTCAAGAAGAAGTGCGCCGACGTTTTGCGCCACCTGGAGGACAACCTCAAGGGCGAGTTCATGACCGGCATCCACTGCCTGTGCTCGCCGGAGTTCTACGACGCGCTGACTGATCACCCCAAGGTCAAGGAGTCGTTTGCATACTGGCAGCAAGGCGCGGTACTGATCAACGACATGCGCGCAGGCTTCACCTTCGGCGGCGTCACCTTCGAGGAATATCGTGGTCAGGCAACGGACGCCAATGGCACGTCGCGTCGCTTCATCGCGGCTGGCGAAGCCCACGCCTTTCCCCTCGGCACGGTGGACACCTTCGGCACCTATTTCGCGCCGGCCGACTTCAACGAGACAGCCAACACGCTGGGCCAGGCGCTCTATGCCAAGCAGGAGCCGCGCAAGTTCGATCGCGGTACCGACCTGCATACGCAGTCCAACCCGCTGCCGATGTGTCACCGCCCGGGGGTGCTGGTCAAGCTGACTGTGAGCTGATCGATGGCCTTCGTCGAGCTCCTGTATGAGGCGGCGGCGCGTGCGGGCCTGCTGGTGAGTGCCGAGGTGGCTGGTCGAACGGTTTCGGTTGGATTCCTGTGCCTTGACGAAAACCTGCTCGACGGGTTGGTTCGTTCGGCGGCCTACACGATCACCTACCCGCTGTCGCAGCTCCCCGACCTGGATGCCGGGGACACCCTTGCCATCGCAGGCCAGACCTACCAGGTGCGTGATGTGCGCGCCATCGGCGACGGGACCGAGCGTCGCGCCGATCTCACTCGTCTGTAGGAAGCACCGATGAACTCGATCCGCGAGCGGATTCTGCTGGCGGTGATGGCGGCTGCCCGGCCTGCAGCCGAAGGGCTTGGGGCCACGCTGCACCGTTCCCCCACGGTGGCCATCAGTCGCGAGCAATGCCCGGCGTTGGCGGTGTTTCCTGAGTCGGAGTCCATCACCGAACGCGCCAACGACCGCGTCACGCGCGAACTCACTCTTCGCGTCGTCGCACTGGCCCGGGCCGTTCCACCGGCATCTCCAGAAGCCGATGCCGACCGCCTGCTTACCGCCGTCCACGCCGCCTTGATGGCGGACGGGAATCTCGGTGGCTTGGCGCTCGGCATCCGGGAGCAGGAATGCGAGTGGGAAGTCGAGGACGCCGATGCAGTGGCCGTGGCGCTCCCTGCGCGCTATCGCATCACGTACCGGACGCTGGCCAATGACCTTTCAACCCTTGGATGACACCTATGACCCACCTCGTTTTGACGCGCCCGCACACCCACGCAGGCAAGGCGTATGGCGTCGGTGACCGGGTCGAGATCGATGCGACTTCCGCCGACTGGCTGATCGCGCACGGTATCGCCACCCCGGAGCCAATCGTCCCCGTTTCTGAACTCGAACCCAAACCTCTCCAACGCAAGGAACCCAAGCAATGAGCACCTATGCCAGTTTTCAAGGCCGCGTCTTCCTCGGCAAGCGCGACATCGACGGCCACCCCATCGAAGTTCGCTCGCCCGGCAACGTCGCCGAGCTGAAACTCTCCCTCAAGACCGACGTGCTGGAGCACTACGAGAGCCAGACCGGCCAGCGATCCTTGGATCACCGGATGGTCAAGCAGAAGTCCGCCACCGTGAACCTCACCATCGAGGAATTCACCAAGGAGAACCTGGCGCTGGCCCTCTACGGCAACCACGTCGTCGGCACGCCGGGCACCGTCACGGCCGAACCTGTGGGCGGTGCCACGCCGACAGCTGGTGACCGCTACTTCCTCGCCCACCCCAAGGTGTCGACCCTGGTGGTGGTGGATTCGGCGGGCACGCCCGCAACCCTGGTCTTGGGCACGAACTACACGGCCGACACCGACTTCGGTGCTATCCAGTTTCTGGATACCACTGGCTTCACCGCGCCTTTCAAGGCCAGCTATGCCTACGGTGTGGCCACCGAGATCGGTATCTTCACGCAGGCGCTGCCCGAGCGCTTTTTGCGGCTCGAAGGTATCAACACGGCGCAGGGCAATGCCAAGGTGCTGGTCGAGCTCTACCGCGTAGCTTTCGACCCCTTGAAGGAAATCTCCTTCATCTCGGACGAATACAACAAGTTCGAGCTGGAAGGCTCGCTGCTGGCCGACACCACCAAGCCCTTCGACGCGGTGCTGGGCCAGTTCGGCCGCATCGTGCAGCTTTGATCGGGGTGCGCCATGAGTGATCTGGAAACCCTTATTCCGCAAAGCATCGAACTGGTCATCGACGGTGAGCCGTTGGCCATCAAGCCGCTGAAGGTCGGGCAAATGCCCGGCTTCTTGCGGGCGATCTCGCCGGTGATGCAGCAACTCACCACCACGGACATCGATTGGCTGGCGCTGTTTGGTGAACGCGGCGACGACCTGCTGTCGGCCATCGCCATCGCCGTCGGCAAGCCTCGCGCGTGGGTCGATGAGCTGGCCGCCGACGAAGCGATCCTGCTGGCGGCCAAAGTGATCGAGGTGAACGCGGATTTTTTTACCCGGACGGTGATCCCGAAACTCGACGGTCTGTTCACCCAAGTGAAGCTGCCGCCCGGGGTGAAGTCGGCAAGGGCGGTGGCGGGTGGTTCGACGCCGTTCAGCACCTGATCGAGCACGGCCACCGCCTGCCCGACATCCTCGACTACACCTTGGCGCAGGTGCGCGGTTTCGTCGCAGCGACCGCGCGCACCGATGCGGCCCGAGATGCACGGCTGCTTTCGGTGATTGCCATTGGCACGCGCGGCGATGCCCGCCACCTCGATCAGACCCTCGACCGCCTCACCGACAAGGCCAACCTTCGTGACTGACCGCTGTGCGCATTTCCGTCCAGATCGATAGCGCCGCCGCCCAGGCGCAACTGCGCCGCTGGGGCGGCGAGTTCCGCGACAAGGTCAAGAAGGCGGTCGCACGCGCCATCGCCAGTGAGGCGGTCGAACTCAAGCAGGACGTGCGCAGCCACGTCGCCAGTCAGATGGCGGTGGTCAAGAAGTCCTTCCTCAAGGGCTTCACCGCCAAGGTGCTGGCCAAAGACCCGAACCGGTTGCCTGCGCTTTACGTGGGTTCGCGCATTCCGTGGTCGGGGATGCACGAGACCGGTGGGCAGATCGCTGGCCGGATGCTGATTCCACTGAACGGCCGGGTGGGTCGCAAGCGATTCAAGGCGCAGGTGGCCGAGCTGATGCGCGGCGGCAATGCCTATTTCATCAAGAACGCAAAAGGGAACATCGTCCTGATGGCCGAGAACATCAAGGAGCACGACCGGCCACTGGCGGGCTTCAAGCGCCGTTACCGCAAGGCTGAGGGCATCAAGCGCATCAAGCGCGGTGCAGACGTGCCCATCGCCGTCCTGGTGCCCAAGGTCACGCTCAAGAAGCGCATCGATATCGAGCGTCTGGTTGCGGGTCGCATCCCGCGTCTGGCGGCCGAGGTCGAGCGCCAGATCAGCACGGTGGACTGACTCATGGCCAAACGAATTTCCATCCTCGTCGCGCTCGAAGGGGCTGACGACGGACTCAAACGCGCCATCACGTCCGCCGAACGCAGTCTCGGCGAGCTGTCGACCACCGCCAAGACCGCCGGGGCGAAGGCCGCCGCCGGAATGGCCGAGGTCAAGGCCGGGATGTCGGCGTTCGGTGATCAGGTGGCGACGGCCAAAACGCAGCTCCTGGCCTTCTTGTCGATCAACTGGGCTGCTGGCAAGGTGCTGGAGATCGTCCAGATCGCCGACGCCTGGAACATGATGTCCGCGCGTCTGAAGCTGGCGACGGCGGGTCAGCGTGAGTTCACCACCGCCCAAGCGGCCCTGTTCGATATCGCCCAGCGCATCGGCGTGCCGATTCAGGAAACGGCCACCCTGTACGGCAAGCTCCAGCAGGCCGTGCGGATGCTGGGTGGCGAGCAGAAGGACGCGCTGACGATCACCGAGAGCATCTCGCAGGCTCTGCGCCTGTCGGGTGCATCGGCCACCGAAGCGCAGTCCTCCCTGCTGCAGTTCGGGCAGGCGCTCGCCTCCGGCGTGCTGCGCGGCGAGGAATTCAACTCCGTCGTCGAAAACAGCCCCCGTCTGGCGCAGGCCCTGGCCGATGGTCTGAACGTGCCCATCGGGCGATTGCGCAAGCTGGCCGAAGAAGGGCGCTTGACCGCCGACGTGGTGGTCAACGCGCTGATGAGCCAGAAGGACAAGCTGGCCAGCGAGTACTCCCAACTGCCGCAGACGGTGAGCCAGGCCTTCGAGCGCCTGCGCAATGCCTTCGGGCAGTGGATCAACCGGGTCGATGAATCGACGGGTCTGACCAAGAAGCTGGCTGAGGCGCTGACCTTTCTCGCCAACAACCTCGACACGTTGATGCAGTGGTTGAAGCGCATCGCCGAAGTCGGGCTTGCGGTGCTGATCTACCGCCTGATCCCGGCGCTCATCACCGCGTGGCAGACCGCCGGTGCGGCGGCAGTCACGGCCGCCAGTGCCACCGCTGCAGCCTGGACGACGGCCAACCTGTCGGTGTCGGCGGCCGTGGCCAGCGTCGGCGTGCTCAAGACGGCGTTCGCCGTGCTGGGTGCCTTCCTGGTCGGCTGGGAGATCGGGACGTGGCTGTCGGAGAAGTTCGAGATCGTCCGCAAGGCGGGCATCTTCATGGTCGAGATGCTGATGAAAGGCATCGAGCAATTGCAGTACCGCTGGGAGGTATTCAAGGCGGTTTTCACGTCGGACACCATCGAGCAGGCCACCAAGCGCCATGAGGCCCGCCTCGCGGAGATGAACCAGATCTTCGCGCAGATGTACGCCGACGCAACCAAGGGCGCGGACGCCGCCAAGGGCGCGATGAACACCGCCGCCACCGCCGCCGAGGAGATCGCGAAGCGGCTCGAAGCCGTGCGCCAGGGTACGCAGGAAGCGGTCGGGCGTGGCATCGAGGCCGTCCACGGTGCCCTGGAGAAGCTGAAGTCTCGCCTCGGTGAGGTCGAGCAGGCCGTCGGCAAGGCCAATCAGACGGTCAACGACGCCACTGCCAAGATGGCCGAGGCCTACAAGGGCCTGACGTCCATCGTCGAAGCCAACCTGCAGCGCCAGATAGAGGCGGTGAAGGCACGCTACCAGCAGGAGCAATCCGCGCTGGAAGTCTCGAAGCAGTCCGAAGCCGCGCTGATCACCAAGTCGACAGCCTTGCTGACCGATGCGCTGACCCAGCAGACCACGCTGCGGCGGCAGGCGACTATCGACGCGTTGAAACTGATCGACGACGAGTCGCGGGCCAAGATCGAAGCGGCACGCCGTGACGGTCAGACCGAAGCCGAGCGCGCGGCCAACGTCCAGCGGGTCGAGAACGAAATCCTGGCGACCAAGCGCCAGACGATGACCCAGGCGCTGGCCGAGTACCGACAGCACATCGACGCGCTCAACACCGAGGCCAACCGGCATCTGGCCGAGATCAAACGCATCGAGGAGGAGAAACGCCAGCTCTCGATGACGACGGAGGAGCGTGTCCGCGACATCCGTCGCCAGGGCATGACCGACTTCGAGGCCACGGAAGACCGCAAGCGCCAGATCGCCGAGTACCAGGAGAAGGCCCGCGAGGCGCTTGCCAACGGCGAGTTCGAGCAGGCCCGACAACTGGCCCAGAAGGCGATGGACTTGGCCTCGCAGGTGGCCAGCTCGCAAACCAGCGAAGCCAAGCGCGGCGAAGACGCCCGCAAGCAGTCCGAGCAGGCGGTTTCGCAGGTCACCCAGCTCGAATCGCAGTCACGCGATGCCTATCGCAAGCAGGAATACGCGCAAGCCGAAGCCCTGATGCGCCAAGCAGACGCGTTGCGCGCCGAACTGGCCCAGAAGACCAAGGATGCCGACGCACAGATCGCACAGGGCAAGGATGGTGTCAATCAAGCCATCCAGCGCATCCGCGAGTCCGAGGAGATTCTCAACAAGACCCTGGATGCCGAAGCCAAGGCGCACCAGACGGCTGCACAGGCTGCGCTGACTGCGCGCGAGCAGATTCAGCAGACCCTCACGCAGACCGAAACCCAGATCGACCAGATCACGGCCAAGCTGAAAGACGGCCTGAAGGTCACGCTGGACGCCAACACGACGCGCTTCGACAAGGCCATCACTGATCTGGACAAGTTGCTGGCCGAGAAGGAGTACCTGCTCAAGATTCAGGCTGACTTGCAGGAGGCCGAGAAGAAGCTGCAGCAGTACGAGCAACTGCTCAAGGAAGGCAAGACGCTGCCGGTGGACGCCGACGTGTCCAAAGCCAAAGAGGCGCTGGCCAAGCTCAAGACCTACGCCGACCAGAACTCACAGTTCGAACTGAAGGTGGCGACCGAGAAGGCGCAGGCCGCGATCACCAACGTCGAGGGTCAGATCAAGGCACTGGATCGCATCCAGACCGAATCCCGGCACCAGGTCAGCACCAACGCCGATGCGGCCCGCGCCGAGGTCATGAGCCTGAACGGGGCCAACACCTCGAGCACGCACACGATCTACGTGAGGAAGGTGGAAACGAATGCCACCGGTGGTCTGGTCGGTGGTGGCGTGCGCCGATATGCCGACGGTGGTGCGGTGGCTCCGGCCTTTCCCCGGATGAGTGGCGGCTCGGTTCCCGGCTCCGGCCATCACGACACGGTGCCGCGCACCTTGGATGCGGGCGCCTTCGTGATTCGCAAGGCTGCGGTGCAGAAGTACGGCGGCGGCGCGTTGTCGAGACTGGCCAATGGTGTCGCCCGATTCGCCATCGGCGGTTCGGTTCGAGCGTTCGGTGACGGTCGATCTCCGGCTGGCGGCGAGCAGTTCAGTACCCCGAAGAAGAACCGCGAGGCTGCCGAGGCTCAAAAGATGATCGAGCTCGGCCTGCAGGGGCTGGACCAGTACACCAGCTGGCTGCAGTGGAACTACGGTGCCTCGGTCAGCCTGGACATGCGACGCAAGACGATGGAGTACTGGGGCAAGCTGGCGCGAGAGGACCGACGCGCGCTGGAGGGCTTCGTCGACCGCAAGGTACTGACCGGCAATGAGCGCCAGACCCTGGATCGGATCAAGCAGAACTGGCGGCAGGCGATGGCGCAGCCGCTGGTCTATGGCAAAGACCTGGAGCGGGATCTGATCGACTACATGGAGCAGAACCAGGGCGAGTTCTACCGACGCGGTGGCATGGCCAAGTCCGACACCGTCCCGGCGATGCTCACGCCAGGCGAGTACGTTGTGAACAAGGATGCGGTGTCTCGCTATGGCGCTGGTTTCTTCGAAGCGATCAACAACCTGTCCGCCCCGGCGCAGGCCTTGGCCGGTCGCGCGCTCGCGGGCGTTCAGGGTTTCGCCACAGGCGGCTTGGTTCAGCCCAACGCCACGCGGCTGACCCGACCTGTGCTGGCGACAGACGCCGGGCCCAGCCGCACGGTGCGTGTGGAGCTTTCCTCGGGAGACCGCAAGGTCAGCGCCTCCATCGATGCGCGCGACGAGTCGCGCCTTCTGCAACTTCTTGACGCTGCTCGTACCCGGGCGGTGTGAGTCCATTCCGATGCAACTGAAGAACCTCTCCAATGAGGTGGCCTTGCTGCTGCCCGACGATTTGCTGTGGAGCGATGAGCACGCGTGGTCGCCCGCTGTGGCGGCCACGTCCTACCTCATCACCGGAGCCTTGCTGATCCAGTCCGCCACGCGGCAGGCCGGTCGCCCCATCACGCTGGTGGGCGCGCCCGATATGGCCTGGGTGACGCGTGCCACGGTCGAGCAGTTGCGCGCGTGGTCCGCAATTCCCGTCGGCAACAACGCAGGCCGCTTCGTCTTGAGCCTCAACGATGGCCGCGCGTTCACCGTGGCCTTCCGCCATACAGAAACGCCCATCGAGTCCGAGCCGGTTCTGGGCATTCCGGCCCGCGCTGACACCGACTTCTATCGCCTGACCCTGCGATTCCTGGAGATCTGAAATGCCGATCCAGTCCGGCGACGTGAAACTGCTGAAGTCCGCCGTGATGGCGGACGTTCCCGAGGGCGGTGGCGCACCCACAGGCATCACCATTGCCGATGGTGTCTCGAACGCCATCTTCCCCGACATCTCCGAGCTGGATCGCGCCGGGGGAAGGGTCAATCTGCGCAAGTCCTTCGTCTCGGTGCAGACTGACGACACCGACACCTACTTCGGTGCCAACGTGATCGTGGCCGAGCCGCCGCAGGATGCCCGCGTCAGCGTCACGCTGTTCAGCACCGAGAAGACTTTCGACACTCGCGAGCAGGCGCAAGTGCGCATCGAGGCCTACCTCAACAAGGGCCCCGAGTGGGCGGGCTACCTGTTCGAGAACCACATCGCGGGCCAGCGCGTGATTCAGCTTTTCCAGCGCGTCACCGACACCATCCCCAACGTCGGGCAGACCTTGGTCTTGATCGAGAACGAGGGTTTGGGCACGCAAAAGGAGCAGTACATCCGGGCCACCTCGATTTCTGTGGTGGAGCGCACCTTCACCTACAACGGCGACCAGGACTACAAGGCCAACGTCGTCACGGTCGACATCAGCGATGCCTTGAGGTACGACTTCACCGGCTCGCCCGCGACCCGAACGTTCACGCGCGCCACCAACGGTACCAAGGTGCGTGACACGGTCGTGGCCGACGCCGGAACCTACGTCGGTGTGGTGCCACTGACCCAAGCCGCTGCGGTCGGCGACTTCACGATCCGGGGCGCCTCGATCTACACGCAGCTGGTGCCGAGCGCGCAGACCGAGACGCCGATCTCCTTCGTCCCTCCCTACGCGGCCGCTGGATTGCCAGTGCCTGGGGCTGTCGCGGTGAGCTACACCGCCAGCCACGCCTGGACCACCAGCATCAAGTTCAACCTGCCCGGTGGATGCCTGCCCGGGTCACTGGCCATCCAGACCGATGGCATCACGATCTTCGATGACGCGGGCTTGCTCAAGACCGCCAGCGGGACGGTTGGCACCATCGACTACGCCAACGGCATCCTGACCCTGAATTCCGGGACGATGTCCAACGCGAAGGCGGTCACCTACACGCCCGCCGCACAGATTCTTCGTGCGCCGCAGAGCTCGGAAATCCCGGTCACACCGGAGTCGCGCAGCCAGTCCTACGTCGGCACCGTCAACCCCATTCCGCAGCCTGGCACGCTGGCGATCAGCTACATGGCGCAAGGGCGCTGGTACGTGCTGTCCGACGGCGGCAATGGTTCACTCAAGGGGCTGGATGCCAGCTACGGCGCGGGTACGTTCAACAGAAACACCGGTGCGTTCGTCGTGACGCTGGGGGCCTTGCCTGACGTGGGTAGTTCGCTCGTCCTGAGCTGGAACGTCCCGACCCAGGAAACGCAGCAGCCCTCAACCACGCTGAAGGCGACGCAGAGCCTTGTTTTGAGTCCGCCCGCAGGGACGGCGGTGCAGCCCGGGTCGCTCACCGTGTCCTGGGAGTACGGCGGCACCAAGACGGCCACGGCGGCCACCTCGGGCGTGCTGTCGGGTGCCGCCACTGGCAGTCTCAGCGTGGCGCAGAACCGCGTGGACTTCGCGCCGAACGTGTTGCCATCGGTGGGCACGGAGCTCACCGTCACCTACGTGGCGGGCCCCAAGCAGCTGGATTCCTTCGCACATCCCTCACGCAATGGTGCAGGGTTGCTGCCGGTTACCGCGACTCTTGGGGCCATCGAGCCGGGCTCCCTAGAAGTTGAATGGAACACCTTCACCGACGAGGCGGTGCTCGGTGCGTACACGTTCGCTCAGTTGCAGGAGATGGGCATTGGCGTCTCGATCTGGCGCGACCCCATCCAGATCGCCCGCGACGATGGCAATGGCAACGTGATTCTGAACGGCGCATCGGTCGGCTCCGTCAACTACGCGACCGGTCAGGTGACCTTCAACCCGGATGTCTCGATCCGCATCCCGCGTCCGGTCTACACGGCTGCGGCGATCAACGGTACGGGTCGGTGGCGATTGAACTACGGCGGCATCGCCTACGTGGATGCGCCGTCGCTGTACCCCAACGACGAGTCCGGCTACGTCAAGCTGCGCTACAACAGCGCGGGCTCGACTAGCAACCAGACCGAGACGTTTCAGTTCCTCCCGGCCTTCAAGCTGGTGCCGGGGGTGAATGCCCAGGTGGTGACTGGCACGGTGCTTCTCTCCATCAGTGGCGCGCAGCCGTGGGGCGACAACGGACAGGGCACGCTGCGCGAGTTCACCACCAGTGGCTGGGTCACGCGCGGCACGATCAACTACCTGTCCGGGGACGTGGCGCTGACGTCCTGGACGGCGGGCACGAACAACGCGATTCAACGCGCCAGTTGCGTGACCACGGTCGGCGAGAACATCTCCAGCGAGTACGTATTCCGCACCGGCGCGGCCCCGCTGCGTCCGGGGTCGCTGTCGATCCAGTACGCCCGCGCGGTTGGTGGCACGCAAAGCGTGACGGCCGGGATTGACGGCAAGATCGAGGCAACCGGCATCGGCGGCAGCGTCGACTACGAAACCGGTCTGGTGCGCGTGCGCTTCGGAACGATGGTCACGGCGGCCGGGAACGAGAGCCAGCCTTGGTACGCCGCCGACCGGGTGGGCACTGACGGAAAGATCTTCCGGCCCGAGCCGGTGGCTGCATCCAGCGTGCGCTACAGCGCGGTCGCCTACAGCTATCTGCCGCTGGACGCTGATCTGCTTGGCATCGATCCGGTGCGCCTGCCCAGCGATGGGCGCGTGCCGATCTTTCGCCCGGGCGGCTTCGCCGTGGTGGGTCACACCGGCAAGATCACAACCTCGGTCAGCAACGGCCAGACCATCAACTGCGCGCGGGTGCGCCTGTCGCGCGTGCGTGTCGTTGGCCACGACGCGGCGGTGATCAACACCGGGTACTCCACCGATCTGGAAGCGGGCACCGTCACCTTCATCAACGTGTCGGGCTACAGCCAGCCCGTGACCATCGAGCACCGCATCGAGGACATGGCCGTGGTGCGGGATGTGCAGATCAGTGGCGAGATCAGTTTCACGCGCGCCCTGACACACGAATATCCGCTGGGGAGTCACGTCTCCAGCGCCCTGGTGGCCGGTGACCTGTTTGCCCGCGTGAATCTGGTGTTCGACCAGTCGACGTGGAACGGTACGTGGTCGGATGCCTTGTCGGGCAGTTCCGCAACAGCGACCTTCAACAACACGCAGTACCCGATCCGCGTCACGAACCGGGGGGCACTGACCGAGCGTTGGATCGTGCGCCTGACCAACAGCACCTCGTTCGAAGTCATCGGCGAGAACGTCGGCGTGATCGCCACAGGCAACACCAGTGCGGATTGCGCGCCCAACAACCCGGCGACCGGCGTGCCGTACTTCCATCTGCCCGCGCTCGGCTGGGGCAATGGCTGGGCCACCGGCAACGTGCTGCGCTTCAACACCATCGGCGCGCAGTTCCCGGTCTGGGTGGTGCGCACCGTCCAGCAGGGGCCGGAGTCCGTGCCCGACGACAACTTCACGTTGCTGATTCGCGGCGACGTGGACACCCCCTGATTTCGTAGACAGGAACCAATGAAATGACCGACCTGACCGTCAAATACTTCAACAGCGGCATGACCGGCGCGCCACAGATCTCCAACAACTGGGGCGATCTGGTGACGATGCTCGATGCCTGCCTCGTCAACGGTTTCGCCCTGAAGGCCATCGACACCTTGACCTTCGCCGATGGCGTGGCCACCGCCACCATCACGGCGGGCCACGCGTACCAGCCACATCAGGTGGTGTTGGTCGCCGGAGCCGAGCAGCCCGAGTACAACGGATCGTTCCGCGTGCTGACGACGACCATGACCACGTTCACCTATGCGGTGACGGGCACGCCAGTGTCGCCCGCGACGACGACCACGAATCTGAGCGCCAAGGTAGCGCCCCTCGGATGGGAGAAGCCTTTTGCGGGGACGAGCAAGGCCGCCTACCGCAGCAAGAACCCGCAGTCGCCACAGAACATCCTGCTGATCGACGACAGTCTCAAGACGCCGGGCTACACCACCGGCTGGGCCAAGTGGGCGAACGTCGGCATTGTGGAAGACCTGTCGGACATCGACACCATCGTCGGCGCGCAGGCCCCCTATGACCCGAACAACCCAACGCAAAACTGGAAGCAAGTTCAAGCAGGCCAGTGGGGTTGGTACAAGTGGTACCACGCGCGCAGTCCTGGGTACGACAACTCTGGCGACGGCGGTGCCGGTGGTCGCAATTGGGTGCTGATCGGTGACGACCGGTTGTTCTTTCTGTTCTGCACCAACGCAGCGGGCTATGGCTGGTATGGCCGCAACTGCTACTGCTTTGGCGACCTCATCAGCTTCAAACCAGGGGACAGCTACGCCACGATCCTTGCCGCCGAAGATATCTACTGGAGCAACAGCAGCAGCGGCTACTCAAGCTACCCGGGGCAGTACAACGGCTACGGTCTGGTGTCTTCGCTGGACTTCACGGGCAAGGTGCTGCTGCGCAATCACACCCAGCTCGGCAACCCGGTTCGCTTCGGCCTGACGTCCCTGAACACCAACAACGGTCAGCAGATTTGCGGCCGGGGCCCGACACCGTTCCCGAATGGCGCTGACTACAGCTTGTGGCTGCTGCCCACCTACGTGCGGCAGGAGGACGGGCATATGCGAGGCATCTTGCCCGGGATGCTGTGGATGCCCCAAGACCGACCCTACAGCGATCAGACCATCGTAGACAACGTGGTCGGTCAGGCGGGCAAGCGCTTCTTGCTGGTCAGGACGCAGTACAGCTCTGAAACCGAAGGCGCGCAGATCGCGTTCGACATCACCGGCCCGTGGAGGTAAGCCATGAGCTACCCGCTGAGCGACACCTTCGCCACGGCACCGGTGAGTGGCTACACCACGGTGCTGGGCAGCATGTCCGCCACCCACAACAGCGTCCAGCAGGCCATCGACGTCTCGGCACCCAGCAGCCAGTCCATCTTGCGATTCAACGAAACGGCGCACGGCGACTTCTGGTTCGAGGCCGACGTCGAGTTCCTGACCGATCCGTCTGCCCGCAAGCACATCGGTCTGTGGATGACCACTGGAAACGGTTCCGAGGGCTACCGCTTCGCGCATCTGGACAGCGCTTGGGTCGTGACCCGCTGGAACAACGGCTTCGGCGACGGCGCGGCGGTGACTGGAAGCGTTAACGAGGGAGCCAAGCCCGTCGCTGGTGTTGCCGACGCCGCCCCGACTTTCAACGTCGGCCAGCGTTTGACTCTGCGGTGCGAGGTTGTCGTCGGAGCCTTCGACGCCAACGGCGTGCCTTGGGCGCGACTCCTGCAGTTCAGGGTCGGTGGCGTGCTGATGTTCCAGGTCGGAGATGCTGCCTACCGGGGCAAGCAGATCCCGGGCGTGTTCCTGTATGGGGCCACGGCGCGCGTCCACGCCATAGCCGGTGACACACCGTCGGGGCTGCCTGCGTTTCCAGCAACCGTGGGCGTGAACGCCGCCGATGACCTCCTGCCGCTGGCTGGTGGATCGACCTCGGTGCTGCCCGACCCCGCCGCCAATATCGGCGTGAATGCAGATTGCGATCTGATGCGCCTGAACAGCCCATCGTCCGAACTGTGGAACCGGGGCGGTGGCTACGACTGGTACTTCCACCCGATTCCGAACGGCCGCAAGGACATCCACTGCAGCGGCCACGGCGTGATTGCCGGAACCGTTAAGGAGAAAGGCCTACCTGACCAACCCCTGGTGCGGCGGGTGCAACTCATCAGCGAGAACACGCGCGTCCTGGTGGCCGAGACCTGGAGCGACGCCAGTGGTGCCTACCGGTTCGAGACCATCGACCCGGCGCAGCGCTACACGGTCGTGAGCTACGACCACAAGCAGATGTACCGAGCCGTCATCGCGGACAACCTTCACCCGGAGACGATGCCGTGACCGTTGCCATCACCGTCGAACACAACGAGGCGCGGCTGGCGGGCACCCTGGCGTTCCTGGATGCGGGCAGCAACCCAGCGCGTCTGCGCA